CTGATCTTGCCGCTGACAATATCATGAACTGCTTTATTAAGACTAACATAGTTAAAGTAATGTGCAAAATTTGCATTATGCTCATCACCCCATTCCATCATTGTTTGTAAAGTTCTTTGTACTGCGGCTTCGACAGGTTCAGTTTTTACAGTTTCAAATAGATACTGTTCATAGAGTTCGTCCCTGCACCAGTGGTCCAACTTAACACCACTTTTAATAACAAAGTCAATGAACTTAGTAGGATACAGTGGATTCACATTATTGACAAAGCTACCAAACTTCACAAAGGCATTGTAGTAAGCAGAGTTGCAAAAGTGGTCATAGTTCTTGGGAACTTTGTTGCCTTGCGTAAGTTGATAGAATCTATTATAGGCCATGAAGCCGGCTTGCACTCGCTTCTCAGTTTCTTGTAATGCTCTGCGTTTTCTTTCGCACATGTGAGCAACAAGAGTTTTTTCTTTCATGAAACTCTTGCTACAATGTACACAAATAAAAGGCTGCTCCACAAGTGCTATCATTGATATTCTTTTCTATCTTTTTTATCAAAACCCATTTTGTCAAATAACTCTAGCTTTTCTTCATCTGTCATTACACTGGCTAGTAATTTAATCTCATCCATCTTATATGTTGGATGTAGGATAGCTAACAGTTTTTCAAACTTGTCAAAGTCTGCCTTCATTGCAGGGAGATAGGGATGATAACTCTTAATACCTGCACCGGCAGCGGCATACAATAACCAAAGTAATTTTTCATGATTCTTGCTTAGTGTCCAATGGTGTTTATTGACCATTTCATTGGTCATTTCTACAAACCATTCTTGTATGTCTCTGTCATTAGATCCAACGCTACTAACAAATCTCAACAATACATAAGGACTAAATTCTTTTAATTCTGCGGCTGTAAGATTGTCATAGAATTCATAATTCTTGTTGTCAACGGCAGACAACACTCGAGTTAAATCAAGTGCTCTTTTCTTTGGTTCTTTTTTAGGTTTTGTTGTTGCCATGATCTTTACTCAAATGATAAACAGTCATTAATTTGTCTAATGCAATTTTTACAGCAGGATTAGTTTCTGCAAGTTTTTGTATCTCTTGCCATTCTCCCCATGCACCTAGTGTTGTGCTTGACAGGGGTGTAATGGGTTTCGTGCTTGGAGAACTAGTACCAATACCGAGACTGCCATTAGAACCAATACGCATTACTTCTTGCGCCATTATTCCATGAAACTTCATACCGGGTGCCAATCTATTGTTTCCTTGTTTTTACTTAGATGATATATTATTATACACTGTTCCATGGCTTTTTGCAAGGCAGGGTTTGTCCGGGCTTCACGTCGGATCTCTCCCCAAAGTCTATCTTCTTTTATATGTTCGTATAGCGGCCGCCCGTCAGGAGTCCTTGGATCTTTTTCGTTTTGATATTGATAGCCGACTAATTTTCTAGATTGGACCGAAGCCCCAACTTCTCTGGCGTAGATTTCTTCACCATTACGTTCATAGATATATGTAGCGCCTGGAGTTAGTGTGCCCATAATTTACCAACATTTAGTGTAATCTACAATTTCACTTTGACGACTAACTTCTTTGACAAAGTAAGAACACATCGGTTTGTCGCCGCCAATTAGTGGAGTGCATAAAAGTTGACCAGGTTTCATTTTAGGAAAGTACCATTTAACATCTGGGTAGATGTCTATAATGTCTATCTCATGAAACTCCGGCCTAAATCCACTGATAGGATTAAAACAATACGTCTTAAACCCACGATCATTTAGACTTGTCAATGGCAGCACTTCCATGTCAGGTCCTTCTGGATCACCAACTATAGTACACCAATCTAATGGCATGGTAAGGTCGTATGGTCCAATCTTTAATACGGCTGCTGGTCCTGTAAAACTCTCAAGGAAGATAAGAGGAATGAAGAAATAATCAGGATTTTGATTATCACTATTGTCAAGTACTGAGAATCTTAAATCCTCATCTACTTCCTCTGGTAGGTCATTCAAATAGAATGTTTTGTTTTCTAATGTTAAAATTTGCATTATTGATATTTCACTTTTTGTATTTCAAACGGATACTTGGCTTCTTTATAAAACTTCTTGCGTTCTGTAAGATGCCTCTTCGCGTACTTTGTAGATGCCGTAAGGTCCCAGATCTGGACGAAGTCCTTGTCGTCTGCTTTTCTAATGCCTCGCCCAATGCTTTGTATAACTCGGACAAAGCTCTTTCCGGGCTCCAAAAGAACCATATTAAAAATACGGGGGATATTAATACCCACAGCGGCCACACCGTAAGTCGCCACAATAATCTTGTTAGTAGCAGTTTTAATTTCGTCATACTCATCTTTTCTATCTTTAGTTTTCATTGAGCCCGAGACAAACACGCTGTCTGGAATGTTGTTAATAATTAATTGACCCGACTCAATTCTGTCAACTAATACTAGAGTATTGCCTGTTTCAGAAATACCATTAATAAGGTTGCTGATCCAATTCATACGGGTTTCGTCAGTGACAAGGTATTTTAATTCTCCTGCATAACTTTCAAACTCTTTCCACTCTGCTGTTTGAATTACTGTCACGTGGCAATCACTGAGCACACCTTTTTCTTGAAGTTCGTGAGCTTTAACACGATGCACAACTTCCCCTAGACTAGCACGTAGGGCTTGAAATTCGTGGTCTGCTTTTGGTACTGTACCAGTCAACCCCCAACGTATAGGTGCGTTAGAAAGATTGCGTGTTAACAGATTCTTTAATACTTCTGCCTTGGCCATATGTACCTCATCAACCATGACACAACTAACTCCATCTAACAATTCAGCTAGACGTAACAGTTGTTCTTCACCGTCAAATTCCTTGGAACCTTTGTCTAAAATATTCAAACTTTGCCAAGTGCAAATAGTATGTGTTTTGTCTAGGTTTTTTCTGTCACCGTAGTACACACCTACATCTAAACCGCAGTTAAGGAAGTCTTCTTCGGTTTGCTCAACCAGTGACTTGTTAGGAACTATGGTTATTGTTCTTCCGTATTTTTCACAGATTTTTGCCAAAGTTGCGGTGGTAATTGTCTTGCCAAATCCAGTGGCAATTTCTTGAATGCACTGAGGGTTTTCTAAAAACTTATTGATAACTTCAACTTGGTCATCACGCAGTCTAATCTTTTCTCCAGCAAATCGATGACCTATGGGCCACGTTTGATCACCCCAAAATTCCTCAGAAATTTCAGGGAAACTTAGTGCCGTTGGGCGTCGATGATCTTCCAATTCAATGTAATAGTTCTTTGCTTCAAGATACTCAAGGACCTGCGGTAGCATACTCATGTAGGTAGTGCCGCCGAGGCCAAAGAAGCTGATACTACCATCCCATCGACCTAGTTTGTAAGCTGGTCTAAACCGAGCGGTGGGGTCTTCATACTTGAATTTTTTGACCAAGGCCTTACGTGCATCAAGATCTAAATTTTCAATCTTAACATTTACTTCATCCTTGATAATAATTTTACATGATGCCAAAATCTAAGGTCCTTGTTTTGTTGTTGTCTAACATATGGATCACGTTATGGTGCCAATTTAGTAAATTTTTGATAGAATAATGAATATTATAAAAGTTAAAATTTACTACACAATTAAATTTTATTTTTTTGTCAAGGATTGTTTTAGGAACCTTACTACTAATAAACACTGCTTTAGTTTTTTCACTGATACTAGAGTTTAACTTCTCTTCTCTCACAAAATTATTGAATTTTTCACCAGTTTCGCTGGGTAGTCTAAACAGCACACTAATTTCTTCGTTGGTAATGTCATTGGCTTTTAAAAAGTTTAAAGATTTTTCTAATTTTTCCATTTCACTACCACCTGGTATTACAAATAATGTTGGTGACATATATTTTACAATATCGTTGAGAGGAAAAATACCATTTTCTTCCGAATTTATTGAAATAGTTTCTCCGGGATCTGTTTGTAAGAATTTTCTAACTGCCAGGTCGGCATTTTTCCACTCATCAGTTTCTTCAATGGTCTCGTCCCAGGTAAAAATTCCCAATTTTCTTGCCATGAACAAATTTTCAATAATGTTCGTATTGGTAGGTTGAGCTATTTTTTCAGAAATATTCAAAAATTTCAGATTTTTGTCATTAAATGATAACATAGGAATGTACTGCTCAATAGTACCTTCAATTTCTCTAATTTGATTTTGATAATTTTCAAATTCTTCGTCAACTATAAAATTTTCTTCAATGGCAACACGACCTAAAAATGTCAATGACCGCTCATCTAATGAAAAAATCCAGGATTTTTGTTCTGCATCCCATTGTGCCATGTTTAGTTTAGGTTTTTCTTCTCTAATTCTTGTCAACAAGGATTCATTGAATGGAAATTCAACTTTGATAGTCTTTCCAAAGTTAGGATGCTCTAGTACGCTGATGCGCTTGAATGAGGACACTAACCTGCGAGCTAGTCTGAATCCAGGATTTTCCAAAAATGGCAAAATATCTTTGCCAAAAATAGAATTTAACTTTGATACCTGTCTTTTGAGAATTTTTACAGACAATAATTCTTGTTTTTCTGTAAATCCGGATCCACGTGATATTTGATCGTGAAAACTGTATATCAATTTTGAATCATATGGATTCATTGACACATTGCGGCTAATAGCCAGGGCAATAATTAGGTCTTCAATATACATAAAGTTATTATAACACAAAATAAAAAGGAGAGCAAGTCTCCTTTTTGTTTACAGTACTACGTCTTCTAGTCCGGCGGTTCGAAGTTTGATGATATTACTCAGTTGCCATTGTTTTATATCCAACGCCTTGACAATACCCAACCATTGATTACGTAGCAGAGCAAATTCGTTGATAATCTTTTCCATATCAACTACATCTGCTTCACCATCGACATACTTTTCAACGTCTCGACTGCTCAATGCCCTTTGATAGCTTTCTAGGTATTTCTTGAATGCTTTACTGCGGGTACGTCTTAGTTCGATATTCAAATATTCAAGAACAGCTTCAATTTCTTGAAGCTGATTGAATCGTTGTTCAACAATACCCGGTAAATGGGCTGAGGCTTTTTCTACGTTGCCGTGTATTTTAACCTCATACCTTGCAGAATCTAGTTCTTTATAAAAGTGCTCTATACAGTCAGGAAGAAATGATATGTCTTTGCTTACTTTAGAGTACCATGACATACTCAGTCCATGTCTTCGCCGTAATCGTAGTCTTCTTCGTCGATGTCTTCTTCGTCATCTTTGTTTTCATCTACAACTAACTGGATTGCATTGTCGAGATGGGTATCATAACCCATCAAACCTTGAAGGACTGACAACTCAACATCTTTGCCTATTAAAAAATCAATATATTGATTTGCGGCAACTTCTTTGTTTTTATCAGAGACATATTCTCTGAATGTATCCCATACTTCGATGATTAAATCTTCTTCCATTATGCCTCCTCGGTGTCTTCTGTTAATGCTGTAGCTTCAGTTTTCATACCATTCTTAGAAATTTCTTCCATCATGATAGACAAACCTTCTTTTTCATTACGATCCCATGCTTTACGGAATTGTTTGATTACTTCACCTTCTGTAGTTGTATAAACAAGACTATTGCCTTCTTTCTTCAACATACCTTTAGCTTCAAACAAGTCAACCAATCCGCTGTGTGGACTCATACCTGTTGTGTAAGGAATCTCAACTTGCACTGATTCAAATGGCTTAGAATAACGTGTTTTCATAATCTTACAAGCTGAACGGATACCGTTAACTGTTGTAGTCTTATTACCATCTGCGTCAGTTTTTAGTTTTAATTTACGCATAGCAACAACAATAGAGCTCGCATAAATGAATCCTTGGCCGCCACTAATCTTGTCATCTGGATCAAACATGTCCTGGCTAGCGTAAGTGTGATTTGTACAAACCATACCTACATTCCACGAACCAAACATGTTAACACAATTACGAACAAGTGATGTAAGTGCTTTAGGTTTACGACCCATATCACCTTTCATCTCACCTGCTTCGAACTGATTCACGTCTGTGGGCGTTAACAACATACCTAAAGAGTCGATTACAAACAATACCTTCGGACGACCGTCTTCGGGCATAACTTTGTACTCTTTCATGAATTCAGAGATGGTTTTTGCCACATCGTCAATCATAGCCATGTTAAGTTTCAGAAGTTTTTCTTCACTTGTATTAACGCCTAGATCAAGAAGCCATTTCTCATCTAGAGCGTTTTCGCTGTCAACTAAGACAACAAAAATACCTTGTTCTTGTGCCGCTTTAATAATGTTACCAGAGCAGATATATGATTTACCTGCACCAGATTCGCCCGCAAAAACTGTTACTTTGCCCAGGGGAACTCCCTTGTAGAAGTCCCCTGAGATAAGATAGTTCAGGGCATAGTTACCGGTTGAAATCCAATCGGTAGGGTCGTTAAACCCAATTCCTAAGCCATCAATACTTTTAGTGATAGACTTACGGAACTTCGAAATGTCGAAGGCCTTTCCCATGTCTATCTCCTAATTAAGTACTTTGGCGATTACGGATCATCGCAATGATATCGGCTGCTCTGCTCGATGCCTCACCACCTGCGCTCTCAGCTTTTGCGGCTGGAGGAGTAAATGATTTCTCTGCTGTTGCAACTTCTTCTTCCCACGGTGCCGCTTCTTCAGCTACTGGAGCAGGTGCTGCCTTAGGTGCCGGAGCAGGAGTTGAAGAACTACCGGCTTCATCACGACCGCCAAAGCCTGCTGGCTTGAAGTACTGACTCCAACGATCTGGATCATATGCCTCGCCATCAACAGATGCTTCAAACATCTCTTTGATAACTTTGAGTTCAACTGCACCTGGCTTCTTAGGCAAGAAGTCTGACAGTTTGAACAAACCATGTTGTGCAATAGCCGCATTTTCTTCTTCGCTCAATGCACGTTCACGACGAGCCCAAGTACTAGTAGAGTAGTCAGCGTAACCACCTTTCGATGTTTTAGCAATCTTAAAATCCAAACCACGAACGTAGTCTGTTGGCAATTCTTCGATCTCTGCATCCATTAGTGCGTTCTTAACAATGTTAAAAATCTGGCTACCAATGATGAATCGACGAATTGGATTTTCTGGAGTACGGTCTTCTTTGAACTTGCTGTCAACAACAAATCCTTGGAATAGGTAAGACTTTTTCTTCCAGTACTTACGACCCATATCTTCCAAGCTCTTATCTTTAAACCAAGGACGAACCTCAGTAAGAACTGGACAAGTCTCGCCCCACATTTCCATACAGGGGACTTGCACAGTCACGGGCTTAGAATTTGTTTCACCTTTAATTCCAGCGAAAGGCAATTTAATCATTGCTCTCTCTAACCAGAAAAAAGTGTTGTTTGTGTCGCCATCGGGCAAGAAACGAACTGTTACGTTTGTATTCTCTGCGATGTTCCAGTGTGGAAAGATTGCGTTGTCGCCGCCGGATGATCCGCCGGTATTTTGTGCGCTCTGTTGAAGTTTTGCGCGAATTTCTGCTAACGTTGCCATAATAATGTTTCCTTAATAAAGTTTTATGTGCCGCTTCCTTAAAGCCAACTGACTAAAAGAAAAACTGTGCATAGCATTAACTATACACAGTTTTATTTATATTTGCAACCTAAAAGATGCAGATAATATGGTTTATTTTGCCAAACCTGCTAAACGTAAAATATCTGCCATTTCTGGTAAAGGTCCTGATGGACCGTGTTTACCTTTGTTGAATTCAATATCACGTTTCAAACTATTAGTAGGGCCACCAGCTAATGAACCTTTACGCCCAGTTCTATCTGTTTTACGTAGGTCATCTGGACCATGTTGTTTACGGTGACCTAGTCTGTCAAAGTTAGGTGCTTTACCGCCGTGATTAACGCCAAGGTCGCCACGTAGTGCTCGCATAGCATCGCCCATGTTCTTAAAAGTGCCATCGACATCCATATCATTTTCGCTGTCATGGTATTCAACTTTAACTTCGCCAGTCTTCAAATTGTGTTCAATAGTTCCACGGCCGTAGTAGCCGCCTTCACCGTCATCATATTCGTAATGATCAACCTCGGGTGTTGACATGTCTTCTTCTTTGTGCCATCCGCTCCAACTACCGCTGAGTTTACTAAGTGCTGTAGCAAGATCGCCCGGTCCTTCACTCATGCCCAGTCCTGCCGAGCTTGTTGGACTATTGGTTTTTTCTTTTTCTAAATCTTTGGTAGACATTTTCCAATCTCCGCCTTGTTCCTTACGCTTAAACGCAGGTACTTGACTCTTGTCTGGACCGCCTTCATTTGGGCCGCGGTCATCTGGAACGCCAGCAGCTTTTAATGCATCTGCCCTGTCGCCATAACCTTTAACGCCTGGCTTGATGTCTTTAGATGCTTGTCTAATTGCTGACTTTTCTGTGTCAGATGCATTGCTGGCATCAACGTGCTTCATTGTTGTAGAAGCTTGGTGACTATCTGTGCCTTCTACTTTTGCCTTGATGCTGCCCACTAGTTCTTTTAATCTTGCTAGTCCGTCATCACCTTGTACTTGTTTCATTCCTTGTTTAGCTAAGTGTTTTGCTACGTGTTTGATAGGATTTCCAAACTGATCTTTTCTTTCACCATCTCTAGGAGGATCTGGATCAAATGGAGGGTCCTCTTTATCTGGACTAATACTTTCTACTTTTTGTTTAACGTTGCCTAATAGTTCTTTCAATCTTGCTAGTCCGTCATCGCCATTAACTGGTGTGCCATGACGCTGTTGCCATTCCATGGTTAATTTGTTCATAAATTGTTCTGCCATTTGGGCAGCTTGTTCACCAGCTTCTTCTCCAAATTTTTCTGCAATTTGTTTCTTAACGTCAAGTGCAATACCTTCACCGCCACGGAATGGGCCAACTTCTGGGTTGTCACGATTATAAAAACTTTTAACAATCTTGGCAACTTCTTGTACCATGTTGCCTTCTTTACCTTCTGCTACTGGAGGTTGTGCAGGAGGAGCTGCCGGAGCCGGAGCAGCCGGTGGCATTTCTGCTGGTGGTTGTTGTTCTTGACCTGAACCTGTTAGTCCTAGTGCTACTAATAATTCTGGATAGCTTTCTTGAGCCCACATTTTTAAAACTTCCATAGGATCAGCAGATGGATCTAAGTCAGATGCTGATTTAAATTTATCTTCTAAGTCAGAATCAGTTAGACCCAAGCCGCTGAAAAATTGCCATGCTGTTTGACCGTCAGGACCTAATTCTAATTCGCCGTTAGGCAGTTCGTTCATTGCTTGTTTAAGTGCTTCGATTTCGTCGTCTGTTAATTGGCCTTGTTCTGTAGCTTCTGCCCATTCTTCAAATTTGCTAAATGCATTTTCTTTAACGCTGGTTCCACATACACAAGGATCTTCCTTGCAATCTGGACAAATGTCTGATTCTTCGCTTACATATTCTTCTAGGTCTATTGTATTTGTTTCTTGCATGATTCTGTGAATCAATGGAAAGAAACTTGCTAGATCTTCTTTGAAATTTGTTTCTGTAAATTTTGCCTTATAAGTTTCCATGGTCACAGGATCTAGTTCCATCAGGTCATCGCCTTGGTCTACGCCTGCTAATTCTCCTACCCATGATTCATAATGATGACGCTTGCTTAGTGCTTCAATAGTTGCTTTTAGTTCATTTAATCGGCCTACGGCCCTTTCTGTAATTCCCATAGCGTCATCATGTAGACTTGTATGTTGTACTTGTCTTTGGAATTCTTGTAGTTGAGCAATCTGTTCACTCATACGAACGATGGCCTTGCCGGCTGGGTCGTGCGGGACACCACCATGGTCAACGTGTTGAGCCATAGCAAATGCGCCTGCTGGATGAATGAACGGATATTTAAATCTTTCCCCGTCTTTATTTTGAATGTAAATTGCCTTGATGTTATTTCGTTGGCTGCGAGAACCTGCATACATTTCGTCAACTGCTTTGTGATGTCTTACAATAACTTCAGTTGCACCTTTGACTGCGCGGCTAGTTTTCTTAGAACTCTTTTGGTTCCAACGTGATTCGGTCATGTTCATAGTAGGGTCTTCTTCCTTAGGGGCTTGCGTTGCAGCAAGATGTTGAAAATCATTTCTGTCAAGATTTGTTTTAGCAATGTCGCGTGTGTCAAAACGCAGTAATCTACGCATGGCAAACATACGCATTTCTTTCAAGAAACCGTACCAAACTTGTTTGCTAGGGTCGTCTTGATTTTCTGTAATACCTTGACTGTAGTAAATCTTTAAGCTACCCAGGTCGTTTAAGCTGATGCTAACACGGCCTAAATTTACACCTTCGTTGACAAAGTCAAAATCGAAGAAACGTGCTTCGGCGGGGTCGATAGTGACCGCACCTGTTTCGTCGCCCATTTCTAAATTGGTAAAACGGCTGCGGACTTTGTCGAACAAGTCTTGAGAGATTAATTGGATAGCTTTCATATGTGTTATTTATTAATAATTGCTGATGTATATGGGCATGGGCATGATAAACTCGTCGAAGCGCTCTTCTCGCATTTTATCGTAGATAGCAGGATCCCATTCTTGTAGCATTAATGCCATGCGTATAACCAGTAATGTAGCACTGACTAGGTCATCGTGTAGGCCTACTTTAGCTTCAAAACTAACGCCTTTTGCAATATATCCTTTAAGTTCACTGATTAACGGTTTACTTCGAACACGGAATCTTTTGCTTTCTACTAGGTGTTTTAGTTTGGCACAGGCATTAATTTTACTTGAGTTTGTAGTGTTAAACCCCTTGCGGAAACGTCGTACATGCCCTTTCTTAATAGGCTCGCTTAGAAACAAGCCAGGTATGCTTTCTTCGCCTATTTCTTCAATGGCAACCAGTGCCGCTTCGCCAATGTTGTTGTTTTCTACTGAATAGTATATGCTTGACTGCATGCCTTTGTTGGCACATTCGTCATTAATGAAGTTACATAAATCTCTGAGGATACGCACCTGCCCCTGAATGGTAGTTAAGTTGTGTTGCCATTCACCCACTTGTTCAAAACTGGGAATTTCTAATATCTGAATAGCGGCTGGGTCTCCACCTGTACCCAAGCTAGGATCTAATGCTAGTAGATAGGTACTCATAGGATCGACCTTTTTATACCAACGTGCTTGACCCATTTTCATGTAAGGTTCATCGCCCTCCATGCCAGCAAGACAAATACTGTTAATCAATGTTTCATCAAATACTAAGAATTCGCAGTCATGTTCTCGACGGAAGCGTTCTTCTCCAATACGGCTTCGTTCTTCATTGGCCCATGCTTCATCACGATCAGGGTGCTCATTCCAGTATGCTCTGAATGGAAAGAATCCGTTCTTCCCCAATTTTTGTTCATTGCCAAATTCGTCAAATCTGTGATTAGCTTCTTTCCATATGTTGGCAAACTGATCTTCATCACTGTTAGGTGTTGATGTAATAATAGCTTTACCACCTGTTGCCAATGTAGGTGAAATGGATGTCCAGAATTCAACGGCAATGTTAGGTTCAACGAATGCAAACTCGTCTGCATATAGCAATGATAGAGACAAACCTCGACCAGTTGTTTCAGTTGTTGTCTGTGCAATAATACGCGACCCGTTGTCAAATTCAATACTTTGTTTGTTATAACTTTTCACACCACAGCGTATATGATCAGGACATAATTCGTAGGCATATCGAATACGCGACATAATTTCTTGGGCACCTGTAAATTTGTGAGCTGCTACTAATACTGTGGCATCAGGAATAAACATAGCGTACCATAATAGATATCCGCCTGCTGTTGTTGTCTTACCTGTTTGACGAGGTAGTAGATTTACATTAAAACGATTTCCGTGATAACTGTCAATTAATCTTTTTTGATACTCAAACGGTTCGTATTTTAATTTGCCTTTAGTAGGATGTTGGATATAGAAAAAGTTGTCAAGGAAATAATGGGGTCCGTTAATCGGATCCGTGCATTTTAGTAGATCTTCGATGTCTTTTTCTGTGTACTTGTTGGAACTGTACGCAGTCTTGACTAGTTTGTTATCTGTATATGCCATGCATTTATTTAATGAAAAAAATAGACCCCGAAGGGTCTATTTGGTAAAGGTAAAACTTATCAGTTTTCTCTGACAAACCTTTTGTACTGTGCAAATAGATCTGTTACTGCTTCGTTCATATCTGCGTATGCTTTTGGACTTGTTCCGTCCATTCTATCGCCTTGCCCTGGCTGATTCTCTTGATGTGCAAACTGGTTTGCATCAAACTCATTCTTTTTATTTGGATCGCTTGGAGTATTGTCATACTCGTCTACTTCTTCTTTATCGTCTTGTGCGTCATGATCATCCATGTCGTGGTCGCCATCGTTGTCAACATCGCCCTGTGCTACTGACATGTCATCGTCGCTGCCATTCATTGGATTTAATTTATCAATGACACTACGCATATTGTCTGCTGGACTTCCGCCATCTGCAGGCTCTAGCACTCCTGGTGCAGGTGGTGCATTGTCTAATGGAGGAGCTGCTGATACAGGTTTGTTTTGCCCTGCAAGTTGCATGATGGTAGCTAACATGTTGCTTAGTTCATCACCGCTGCCTGCTGACATGTTAATACTTGCTGGCATTGATGGCTTTTCTGGAGCAATGTCCATGCCCATGCCTGGCATCATTTCTGGCATCATTCCGCATTCTTCAACTTGTAGACCTTCCTTAACTATGTTAGGATTGTCGGCATCGAGTTCTGCCAATCTTTTTAGTACGTCGATCATTTGCATATTATTTTCCTTTGCCACTTATAGGGCCAGTTGTTCCTGGTGCTGCATCTGTATTAAATTTGGCAGGACCTTCAGTGGGAATTTCTTCTCCACGTTCTTTACGTTGAAGTTTTAAGATATCATTCAATTCTTTGACAAATCCACTGTTGTATTTGTCACCGTAATAATCTTCCATTTGAGCATTAGGAGCTTCTTTGTAATCTGGGTCAGTTAACAAAGCGCCTTCTCTCTTTGGCTCAATATTCTGATATTCTTCAGTAGGTTCCATAGGACTGCGAACTACTAAATGTTGTTTACCTACACCAAGACCTGAACTTAGATATTCTGTTAGTTCAAATTGTGTTGTTGGATAATCTAATACAACTTCGTAGATGTTAACTTCACAATTTTTAATTTGAGGAAAATCTAATGGTAGTGCTTGGATAGGCGTCTTTGATTTTTTGAATCCTGCCGGAGCATTGCCTGTAGTAAAACGGCTTAGTAAGCTCTTCATCGTATCTTCTTGCTCGGTGGTCATTTCGCCGGCAATCTTAATACGGAAGTCATACTTCTTTTTAGATTCAGTTAGGTGTTCTTTGAATGATTTCATAGTGTATTATTTATTAAGATTCTTTAGTTTTTCCAAGATGCTATTACGGTCTGTGATAATGTATCCTTCACCTTCTACGGTATTTCCGTTGCCTTCACCGTGTTTTTTATCAATGGCTAGCTTTTTAAGCTGTAGATCAACCATCTTTAACTTCTTGTCAATCTTGTTAGTTTTAGCTGTAATGGCAGCATTCATCATCTGTGCGGCTACTTCAAACATGCGTGACCCATAGCGGGCTTCTACATTCATACCTAAATCCATTAGGTCGTCGTAGGCTTTTTCAGCTTTGTCTGCAAGTGCATCTAACTCCGAATCGCTGATATCGCCAAGTCCTTTTACACGAGGTAATGCGGCAGCAATTTTATCAAATTCTTCTAACTTTTCTTCTAGATTAATTGTAGGCACTGGACTTACATCAACTGCTTCTGCTTGAATAACAGACTCGGCTGGTTCTATGTTTAAGAGTTCTTCTAACTTTTTGGTCATATTTTTACTTATTCCGTTTTCCACCATTCTGGAAAATATCACTCTCGTTGACAATCCTAAATTTAATACCCTGCTGATTACACCAATCTGCGGCTGCTGACCATTTGGCTTGATTCTTAATAAACTGTGCTTGGTTGTAGGGATTTTTACCTACACGTTCTTTTAGGGTTTGATTAGCAGGTTTTATTTCTACAATCTCAACGTGCTTCTTCATGTTTTTATCAACATAAGAAATTAAAAAATCAGGAACGTAAACTGTGTGCTTACCAGTTAGAGGATCTCTATAAGGTATCTTTACACTTTCGCTGGACCACTGTTGTATGCTAGGATTGTTATCACAGAAAGTCATAAAAGTAAATTCCCACGAACTTCTATATCTAGGAGCACCTTGTCCCATATATTTTTCAGGGTTTTTTACTTTATAAACCCCTTGGCTAAACTTTAAGCTCATACTGCTATGTTTCTTTGAATTTCAGGATGTGGTTGAGGTTTATCAGCATAGCCCAGACTGCTACTTTTAAATCTATTGTAATTTAATATTTCAGATACTAGACCAGATAGTTGTACATTGTCTAGACCTCTTAATGTATCTAAAATTTGCATGGGATTATAATTGTCTTGCTTAGCCTGTCTAATAATTGTAACAGCAATAGATTCAGCGGCTACTTCACCAAAGTCTCTGTTGGTAAAATAGCCTTTCATAGCTGCTAATACTGATGAGTTGATTTCAACAGGCATGTTCATGTACGAGTCAAATGCTTGAACTGTGGAGTCTTGAGATTTACTAACAGGGACGTTAGAATAGTTTTGATTCATGATTACCTTTTAGGAGGAAATATAAGTGCGGCGGGATTTGCTCTGATCTTTCCATCAACACTGGTGTTAAATGCTTTGAAGATGTTAATACCTACACCACCTGGTAAATTAAATACTCCCGGATTGTATTCTGTACTTGGCGGAGTATAATATTTTCCAGGAGCAGTTTTAGTTAGCGCCCCTAACGCCCCTGCCGCAATATTATATCCAGTAGCTTTAGTTCGAACAATACCTTTAGTGTTTACATAATTCTTAGCAAGGATTGTAGCAATGTCTAACAATGGGTTTGGTGATTTGTATGCCCCGCCAACCTTACCAAATACCCTTTGAGCACCCGGTTTATCAAATCCTGTTTGTTGTTTAATATAGTAAGGATTGTTTATAGGATTTCCTGCAATTTGCAAAGGGCTAGGAGTTTTGTCATAGTACACACTAGTGAATCCTGGCGGATCTGTTTCTGCAACAATCTGTCCGTAATCATACAGTACATTTTCGTAGGCAACCTGCATTCTATTTTGCATTACTTTGCTGCCTTCACTTTGGTTTAATGAGTCGTGTGCCCATTCTGTAATCTTAGGATTAATCAAAGTTACCTGAGTAAAATTTTGTTGATGCAGACTGTAAATTTCTATAGAAGTAAGAAAAGGAACTTTGACATTGTTATCATAGATACCATATTGATAATCTGTTTCACCGTACTTAGTATCTCTAAATTCTACAGGTACTTCGCCTGTAGTTCCATAACTACTGTCTGCAAAATAATGTTTGTAATAGTTAATCCATAGCTTGTTAATGATATCAAAATTATCATCATGGAATTCTACGTTAACAGGAGTATAGGTTAATTTAGTAGGTACTATTGTTTTTCTATTATATTGATTTAATGTCTCAGTGGCAATTGTAAATTTAGGAAGATCAACTTTCTTGACTAACAATCCAACATCCATTGCTCCGGTATTACGCCATTGTTGATCTATAATAGCATCCGGGTTAATGTTGAATACTACGTAATAAAGAAAACCTAATTTAGGAGAATATGCGTAATTTTCGTCAACGTATAGTCGACTAGCATGTTGATAGTCTTTTAAATTAGGATATCCTCTAGCATAGCCTGTGCCGGATAGGTAGTTAGTAAATGCGTTGCTCATACAAATATTTAGTCAAATAAAAAGCTCGGGTTTTTATGCCGAGCTTTATTTTAGTTAATTTAACTATTAACCTGTAGTTAGTCCCTGTGCACCTGCTGGTCTTACAACACGACCTACATCAATACCAATACCGCTGGCTGCGCCGCCTGGAGCGTCAAGTTGGATTGCGTTATCGTATGTAATAGTTAATGCAATATCCATAGGATTAGTTGCATCAGCATAGTCACCACCTTGATATGTAGCTTGTTTGATAAAACAACCTAAGAACTCAAAACTTTCTAGTGTAACTGGTTCAAACGCACCGTTGCCACCGTCAAGCATTTCAACACGCATTCTGAACTTGTAGTCAATGCCGCTAGCAGCACCGCTTTGTTCAAAGAAGTCAAATTGCTTCTGTAGTTGCTCACCCACTTTGCGACTAACAACACCACTCGCATCATCACGGATAGTTAATTTTGCATCTGCAAAATTGTGCTTACCTAATAGCTTAACTGTGCTGTTATAAACAGGTAGTTTGATTTCTTCAAAAGTAACGTCAGGTCGGCTAACGTTCATAACCTGTTTAGTTAGTTCAGTTGTCGGTTGTCCTGGGACACCAAAACTATCTAAAGTAACACGGAAGCGGTACTTTAGTTTTGGCATCAACAGACCTTGTGTAGTAGAAGCTTGGCTTCCACTAATAGGTACTGTAAATCTTGATAAACTTGCGATTGGCATATAAATGCTCCTTATTCTTTGTATTTACCTATTATAGTCCGGCTGCAATGTCACCAGTATTTTTTAAGCGTAGCGGAATAAAGATAAATTCCACAGCCTTAACTGGCTCAATGGCAATGTCAACATACAACTCATTTCTATCAATTCTAGAAGGAGTATTGTTTGTCTCATCACAGACTATAACATAATCATATAGTGCTCTTTGTCCTACTAATTCAAGCATTAGACTTTCGGCTGCTGCTTTAATTTCACGACGTGTCTGAGCATCGTTAGGTTCAAACAAGAATGGTCTTGCAAGAACATCTAATTGTTTACGTAGATAGCAAACTAAACGTGCTACGTTAATTCTATCCAATGCGCTGGCATTTCTAGCACGAGTGCGTTGACCGTAGGCCAATACACCAACACCGGTTAGTGTGGCAATTGGATTAATCTTAACATCGTCGAGTACATCACGTAGACCTTGTGGCAATGCTGTAGATTTAAATTCTCCTTCAGCAGTAATATAACCAACTGATGTAGCATTGTCAACACCACCACGGCGTGTACCAGCAGGTGCAAACCATGGATAGCTCTTAGCATCACTGTTAATGATAGTGCGTAACATCATGTGACTTGCTGGAACAACAATGTTGTTACCTGCGTTGTCGTTAGTATAACCGCTTGGGTAATACATGGCCATGTATTCGTCATAGCTAGTGGCACCAGCATCACCATTGTCCAATGCTTCGGCTGTGTTTAATCCCCAGGCATTTAATGCTGTGCCTGTTGGCTGTAAACGGAATGGTGTATCACCAACAACAAACGCTGTAATACCGCGATCAGTGTTTAGACCAATCATGTTTTGAATTACTTCAGGATAACCAGGTGTTGCCATTAGGTTAAATCCTAATGTATCATTGTCACGGATTGATTGATTAGTATCGATCAATGATTTAAATGCTTCAACTACCTGTGCTCGTTGACTTAATCTACCAAACTGTGGACCGCCATCAGCAGCTACAGCATTTTGCGATACCCAACGATCTGCATTATAACCTGTCATGCTAGCGTCGCCATTACGTG